GCGGCCTTGCGATTGCTGCGCTCGATAAGAGCCAGGCAGTCCTGAAGGTCAACGACGGTCTCTCGCAGTTCGGCACGCCGTACAGCTGGCTGACTTTCCAGGGCGTTCCGTGCCGCAAGGTTGACGCGATCATCAACACCGAAGCCGTGGTGAGCTGATAGCTCCCATCAACAAGAAAGAAGGAACTCACCATGATTCTTGATAATCTCCTCGTTGTGTCTGGAACCGTCCCTGCGACTGGTGTTGCCACCGGACAGGCGGCGCTTCCTGTTTCCGGTACTCCCGTTCTTTCGACCGACACGATTGACCTTTCGGTCGCCCGTGACATCGGCGAAGGCGAGGATCTGTTTATGAACTTCACGTGCGTTGCGGCATACAACACCCTGACCTCGCTGACGTTCGAGATCATTGGCGCAACGAACGCTGCTCTTTCGACCGGCGTCACTGTGATCGGTTCCTCTGGACCCGTTCCGCTGGCAAGCCTCACCGCAAACGCGCAGTTCTCTGTGCGTTTCAATCCGCAGCTCCTGTCTACCGGACAGCGGTACATCGGCGCTCGGTACACCACGGTCGGAAGCACCCCGACCACCGGCAGCGTGTGCGCTTACGTCGTCATGGACATCCAGGACGGCCGCAAGTTCTACGCCTCCGGCTTCTCGGTGATCTGATAGGAGACTTCGATGGCAAAGGTCAAGGCAAAAGTCGTCTGCTTCGTGGACAACCACTATCGCAACGAAGGCGATGTCTTCCAGTACAACGGTCCGTTCAACGGAAATCTGGAATACCTGGATGTTCCCGAGCAGAGGCCAGAGGAAGATCAGCACGCTCGCAAGGTGCGGAAGCCTCGAAACACTGTGACCGAAGCATCGGAGTGAGCTTGTAACGAGTTAGTGAACAGGGAGGGGCGTCGGCGGGAAACCACGGCGCCCCTCCCGTCCTACGGGAGGCTTCCATGGCTTCGGTCGTCGAGATCTGCAACCTCGCGCTCGCGCACCTCGGTGACGATGCCACCGTCGCTAGCATCGACCCGCCGGAGGGATCAGCGCAGGCCGAGCACTGCGCCCGGTTCTACCCGAGCGCACGTGACATGCTCCTCCAGATGCACACGTGGTCGTTCGCATCGCGGCGCGTCAGCCTCGCGCAGGTGACGATGCCGTACACCATGTGGAAGTATTCCTACGCATGCCCCGGTGACATGATGACCGCCGTGGCTGTGCTTCCGCCAGACGCGGAGAACGACTACTCCGTCCGCGCATACCCCGCCGACCGCTACGGCTTCGGATGGACGAACCCACCCATCACGACCGCCGGCGTGTACGTGCCGCAGGAATACGTGATTGAGACGGACACGCTCGGGAACAAGGTCATCTACACGAATCAAGAGAATGCGCTCCTGCGATATCAGGCGCTCGTAAGCGATTCGACCAAGTTCGACCCGATGTTCACCATCGCATTGTCGTGGCAGCTTGCGTCATTCCTCGCCGGCCCAATCGTGAAGGGCGAGGAGGGTGCGCGTCAGGGGCAGCGATGCCTCCAGATGGTCGCGATCTACCTTGGACAGGCCCGCATGTCGGACGCCAACCAGCGCGACGTGAAGCCCGGTCACATCACCTCGTGGATTTCTGGACGCTGATATGGCGCTGACCCGCACGTATACACGGTCCTTCGCGGGCGGCGAGGTTTCGCCCGAGATGTGGGGGCGGATCGATGACGTGAAGTTCCAGACGGGCGCAGCGAAGTTGCTCAACTTCATCGCGCTCCCGCAGGGTCCGGCAGAGAACCGCCCCGGCACGGCGTTCGTGCGCGAGGTCAAGGACAGCACGAAGCGCACGCGCCTGCTTCCGTTCACGTTCAGCACTACGCAGACGATGGTGCTCGAGCTCGGCGCTGGCTACTTCCGGTTCCACACGCAGGGTGCGACGCTCGGGCCGGGGACGCCTGCCGCATACAACGGAGCGACCGCCTATGTGGTGGGCGACTTGGTGTCCTCTGGCGGCGTGAACTACTACTGCATCGCGGCGACCACGGGCAACGCGCCGCCGAACGCGACGTACTGGTACGCGCTGCCGGCGGGGATCTACGAGATCCCGAACCCATACGCCGAAGCCGACCTGTTCGACATCCACTACGTGCAGTCTGCCGACGTGCTGACGCTCGTCCACCCGAACTACGCGCCGCGTGAGCTGCGCCGCCTTGGTGCGACCACGTGGACGCTCACGACGATCACCTTCGGAGCGAACATCGCCACGCCTGGAACGCCGACCGTGACCGCGACGCGAGGGCAGGGATACAACATCACTTCGGTGGACATTGCGCAGGATCGCATCACGCTTGCGTCGAACGTGCAGAACCTGACAATCGCAGAGGGAGATTCGATCTATATCTCCGGCGTGGTTGGCAACACCACGTTCCAGAATCTGGTGAACGACAAGTTCTTCATCATTGCCGATTTCCACACGAACTCGACGTTCTCGATTCTCAACTACCAGACGCACGTCCAGATTGATTTCTCTGGCGGCACCTATACGAGCGGCGGTCTGGTGCAGGGGATGGAGCAGACCGAGAGCATCACGAACTACTACGTGGTGACGGCGATCACGTCCAACGGGATCGACGAGACGCCGCCGTCCGCGGCCGGAAGCGTGTCGAACAACCTCGCAGTGGTCGGCGCGTACAACACGATCTCGTGGTCGGCCGTATCCGGCGCGAGCCGATACAACGTCTACAAGCGACAGAGCGGCTTGTACGGGTTCATCGGCCAGACCGAGGCTACGTCGTTCGTTGACAACAACATCGCGCCAGACATGGGCATCACGCCGCCCGTGACCGAGACGGTGTTCGCGTCGAGCGGGAACTACCCAGGCGCGGTCAGTTACTTCGAGCAGCGACGCGTGTTCGCCGGCACGACAAACGCACCGCAGACGATGTGGATGACGCGCACCGGGACCGAGAGCGACATGTCCTACCACATCCCGTTGCAGGACACCGACCGGATCAACTTCCGCGTCGCTGCACGGGAGGCCAACACGATCCGCCACCTCGTCCCGTTGACGCAGCTGCTCGCGCTGACGAGCGCCGCCGAGTGGCGCGTCAGCCCTGTGAACAGCGACGTGATCTCGCCGACCACCATCTCGGTGCGTCCGCAGTCATATGTCGGTGCAAACAACGTGCAGCCATCCATCGTGAACAACACGGTGGTGTATTGCTCAGCCCGAGATGGCCACGTGCGCGAGCTCGGATACTCGTGGCAGGCGAGCGGGTTCGTGACTGGGGACCTGTCGATCAGAGCCACGCACCTGTTCGACAATTTCGACATTACGGACATGTGCTACAGCAAGGCTCCGCAGCCGCTGTTGTGGTTCATCTCGAGCACGGGAAGCATGCTCGGACTGACGTACATCCCCGAGCAGCAGATCGGCGCATGGCACCAGCACGAAACGGACGGCGACTTTGAGTCGTGCGCGGCCGTGGCCGAGGGTGCCGAGGACCGTCTGTACGTCATCGTCAAGCGGACTATCGGTGGCAACACGAAGCGATACGTGGAGCGGTTCGCAAGCCGGCAGGTCGGCGAGCTGAAGGACTGCTTCTTCGTGGACAGCGGCCTGACGTTCAACGGCACGAACACGACCGCGACCACGGTCACGGTGACGGGCGGCACGACCTGGGGTCCGGCCGACGTGTTGACGATTACGGCGAGCAGCGCCATCTTCCAGTTCCCGGCCACCACGGACGTGGGCGACGCCATCGTCCTGACCGATGCCAACGGAAACACCTATCGCCTGACGATCCTGTCCACGACGTCCACGACGGTCGCTACGGCCCGAACGGACCTCATCCTGCCTGTGGCCCTGCGCGGGGTGGCGACGGCTGTGTGGGCGTTTGCACGCGACACGGTGGCCGGCCTGACGCACCTCGAGGGCAAGACGGTCAGCATCCTTGCTGACGGAGCGGTCATGCCGCAGGTCACGGTGACGGGTGGGGTGGCCGTGTTGCAGCGGCCGTCCGTGGTCGTGCATGTCGGTCTGCCCTACGTTAGCGACCTCGAGACG